CGCTACCTGTAGTCTTGAGTTGAGAACATCTGTCTCTTTCAACTCCTCGTAGTAATTATCTTTTGCATAATCAAACTTTATATATTGAGAGATAGATTTCCAGTCTTCTACTGTAACTATTCCCTTCAGAACCAATTGTTTTTCAAGACACTTCAAAAATAATGTAGAGAATTTTGCTCTCATTCTTGAGATAAACTTTGAAAACTTTACTTCATCTCTAGTAATTTCTGTTGCTCTACCAATAGAATACGTCTGTTCTGTCTGCAATATGTTGCTGGAACATTCAAAGACTGATACAGTTTCTTTTGGAAGTATTCAACATCTTCCATCTTTCCAAGATTCTCACCACCGGGAAGTGTTGTAATCTCTGTTCCTTTACCACCTTCACGACGAGGAAGCCAGTAGTCTTCCAACATAGTCATGAATTTACGATCATCCCTGACTTCACCTGTAGTGGCGTCATATACTAATCTATTCTTATGACGAACCATCATATCACGAAGATACTGCTCAGCCTTCATCTTAGGTAAATTACCAACATCAATATAAAATATTCTTCTCTCGGGTGCTCTTGATATTCTGTAAATTACAGTAGCATCTTCAAGTACTCTTAACTGATTCAAAGGCTTGATTGCTTTATGCAGATACGATATAACCATCGTACCGTTTGTATCCATTAAACCTGATGTACAATGGACTATGGAGTCCTTTGCAATCTTAACACCAGAAGTTGAGTATGTAGGAGTAGCACCGCTACCAATACCCTGAGCATTGTATCCTTTTTCATTGTAGATGTAATACTCTCTGGTAGTCTGAGTTACTGATAATTCAGTATCTTTATCTTTCTTCTTTTTTTGCTCTCTAACTTTTCTGATCTTTCTCGGATCAATATTTCTGAGCTCTTTGATACCTAATCGAGGATTCTTTTCATCAATAATAGCATGGTAGTAAAGTCTACCATCAATATACCATCTTTTAAAAATATCGTATGATCTATCTTCAAAATTCAACAAATTCTTTACATTGTTGAATTCTTGCATAATTATAGCTTTGATGTTGTCAGGATATTCCAAGCCATTTAAATTAAGCTCTACTATCTTCTCATCAGTTTCATGTACAATTGCTTCGTTAACAATCTCTTCAACAGCTCTATCAATATCAGCTGTAATAGACATATCTCTATATCTTGTAACTAATTCTGCTTCTGTTCTTGCAGTTCCTTCAAGATCTACATACGTTCCGTAAGATCCACCAGCTGCAACAACAACAGCACCATCTTCATTAGAAGGAGGTGCAAAGGAAACGGGTGGCTCCTCAGGAGTAACCCGTTTAAATTCAAATCCAAACAAACTGGCCATATTTTATCCTATAATAGAAGAGGAGATATCCCCTTCGGTTCATTCCCAGTAGTCGTAAGACCAATTAATACTATACTCTTCAATCTGATCAGCAGATCCCCAATCCAAAGCAATTTCGCTAATGTTTGTAGGAAAGCATCCAACCAATTTAACAATTTTCAAAGGAGGTCCTTTCTTAGAATATTGACTGACTGTTAAGTCAACTTTATATTCACCAGGAAAGGCTCTGAAGTTGGTTGTTCTTTGATTGATAATATCTATCCATTGCTCAACAGCGTTTCTGATGATGAACCCTTCATCATTCATTACCTGTGTTGTCCAATCACCATATGTTCTTTCACCAGCAATTTTAATTGTTCTGCCACCATAAGGAATAGATACCTGGCCAACTGTAGAAGCTGGTAGGCTGGCAGAGCGAACTAGGAAAGGACTGAAGGGGATCAGAGCAGGTACTCCAGGTGGTGTTGAAATAAACACCTGGAAGAGAGCTGGTCTTGCAAAGTCAGTAGTGCTTACTAGTGACTTGAATGCATTTATACTAAAAGCCATTTATTATCTCCTTAATTAGAATCTACCAACAACTTCATCAAATGCAACACCTGATCTCACAGCAACAAAGTTAAGTTGAATAAAGTTAATGGATTTTGCTGGCTTAACGAATATATCTCCCACAAATTCATTTCTATCGATCACATCGCCAGTGTTGTTTGTTTCGTCACAAACAACTCTATAGTCGTAAATGCCTCTACGGCCTTGCACGTCTCTGAGGAATGGCTCAACAAGAGAAATAAACTGCGCTCTTGTAAATTCATCATTCAACTCGAATAGTGAGAACTTAGCTGCAGTAGCAATTGCCTTCTCAAGTACGATAAACAATCTACGCACATTGATACGGTCAAAAGCACTAGGCTTAGAAAGAGCTGTCTTATCGCCAAACAAGATTGTACCTTGGCCAGGGAATGTTGCAACTGGATTGATACCGTTTTTGTATAGAAGATCTCTATCAGCTTTATCAGGATTGTAAGCTAGCTTAACAAGGTTCTTAATCTGCCCACGATTAAAGCCAGCTGGAGAGAACCATGGATCTCTTGTTGTATCTGTACGGACACACAAACCTGCAATATCACCGTTCAATGGAACATAACGGAAGATATCGTTGTATTTGTCATACTGATACTTGTAGCCTGAATCAATTACTAGATATGAAGACGATCTGCATGAGTTTCTAAAAGTAACGGTATCATCTGACTCATCTTGTGCTGTGTTGTTAACAACGTCCGACTTATCTGGAGAAGCAAGTACAATACAGTCTTTACGTGTTTCAGCAATGTTGTCTACTAGGTAGTTGGCAATCTGCTCGCCGTTTGTACCGCCTCTAGATTTACCAGTCATTACCAATGATATATCAACATCTTCGGCAGATGCAAACAAGTCATATCCAGCTAGCACTGTACCAACTGATACATCAGATTCACTGTCACCATCTTGACCTAATGTGAACGAAAGATACAAAGGTGTAGTGTTAACGCTAGCTATATTATTCGCTGTATTAGCTGGAGCTGTTGATCTATGATTTCCAAACCATACATATTTGCTGTTTTCATTGATTACAGTTTTGTAAAAGTTAGCTGATCCGTCTGTTGTTTTTGCATCAGTGGCTCTAGACAAACCTTTGTAGACTTCTAAAATAGTTCCTGGCACTCCACTGAATTTACCGTCTTCATCTGCAACGACAACATGGAGCTCATCAACAGCAGTTGTGTTACCTTGTGATGATTGATAATCAGAGATACCAGGAGCTGAATCTACTGTATTGAAATATTCCCAATACTTAGAGAACGTATTGCTAGTGTAGTCTGTTGATAGCTGGAATACACTATCTACATTAGCTGTAAAGAACCTAGCTGTTGCATTTGTGAATTGACCATTTGTACCCATTGCAACTGGTAGGCCAGTAATCCTAACATACTGCTTACCAATAGATGAATTACCAACCTCTAGTACATCGTTAACTTGCAACTCTGTAAGAACTGAAGCAGCTCTTGTATTTGCTTCTGCTAATGTACCAGTTGCACTATTAGACATGGATATAACAATTGAATTAGAACCAATTGTGGCTGTAATTAAGCCTGATGCTAAGTTTGCATCTCCACCAGTTATATTGATTGACTTACTGTATGCATTTACGCTATCACAAACAGAAATCTTAAGTGAGTTACCTAGATCACCAGGACATCTTGCTACATACAAGACATCAGTATCGGTACTAAAAGTAATGTTGTCGTAGACGTCTTCACTCTTAACTGTAAACACTTGAGCGTTTGTTACTGAGCCAGTATTAGCAACAGCTGAAATCACGCCGTTTGCAAAGTTGGTTGTGTTAGCTGCTCTAACTACATATAGTGCATTACCATATGCAAGAAAGTTTGCTGCTGTAAAGAATGTTTCTGGATTGTGATTGGTAGGTTTACCAAACTGTGCTGCTAATTCAGTTTCAGAGCTGACAAGGGTTCTTTTTCCTACAGGACCCCATTTAAACACACCTGCTACTGCACCGACAGAAGTAGATACTGCTGGGACAACGGTTGTTAAGTCAATTTCTGAAACATTTACGCCTGGGCTAACTTGAAATGCCATTTTTATCTCCTAAAGACTAGAGTTTCTTTCTATTTATAATATTACCAACCGTCACTAGGAATTCATGTATTTAGCAAAATTATCAACATAAACTATTGGTTGGTCCTCCATTGCCTGACCATCATATATGATACCAAAAGGAGTAATTTCCTCATCAAGCATTCTTTGTTTCTCATCAACAAGCCTGCGTCTGATATCTAAATTAGTAATCTCTTTAATAAATGGCTGAGTCATCGTCCATCCAAACAGTACACCACACATTGCAAGGTCGTCGTTACCATCCTCTGCTTCGTATGAATTACCGTTACTTACAAATCTATAAAGCTCTGCAATGAGATCGATATCATTTAACTCTACTTTAT